CAGCAGTGTAGCCAACACACTCATTGACGAGCTGCATAGAAAGCAACTTAGCCAACCGCCTACGATGGCGTTTGAGTGGGAAACACTGGAGATACTGTGAACCCTCCCAATTCAATGCCTCCCGCGACACATGTTGGTCAAAACGACTAGCATCCAAACCAACTGCCACTGGATCCTTAAAATGGGACCATTTCGTGAACATGAGCCTCCCAGAATCAGCGCTGTTCAACCCCTTGAAAACAGTCTGGTCGCCAAAAACCTTGGCAATAGCTCGGAAGATTCTCTCCTCGATGGGCCGCAGGAAACGGCCCAACTCTATGTTGTACCTGGGTGATCTGGGGCTGATCACCCTAGGCACTGGGTCACTTTTACGCGTGAAGTCAGTCTTCTCGTACTTAGTGAAAACCCGTATATGTGCATCTTGCGGACAAAACCCCCTCCTCAAGAGGTCGTCCGCGGCACTAGCGTACACACGCCTTTTCCGGCCCCGGAACGTGTCAACAAAGTTGGCACGACTCAACGGGACGGTACTCGGTAGCGCAGCACGCAAGCGACGCTCAGCCAGACCAAGAGCCCTGGCAAAATGCCCATTTACGGGTTTCGGGGGGGGAACGAAGCGGCCTTGTTGCTTAACATAAAAGACCCGTTCCAAAACGCCCCGCTCCAACGTGTCCACTGTATTGTTGAACCCATGGATGGCCATCGGCGGAGAGATGCCGGAGACACGAACCATACGCCTGGGTTTCGGTGCTCCCCATTGCCTACGTACTGTCAAGTTGGGGTGGGGGGGAGCCAAACTAGGTTGACACCCCACCCCCAGTACAACAACGGGGCACCCCTATGTGGTGCCCGCCATCACACCAGGTGGTGGCAAGCCGCGCCCACCTCTGATGATGTCGCTCAACCAAGCAAAGCCGGGGAACAACCAACGCCAGAAGCCAACACGTTCAGGAACTAACAAGGCACGAGACCGATAAATATCAGTCTCAAGCACCTCGTTCATATCCCGCAAAACCTTAGAGGGCAAGAAACTTGCGTAGAGAGCGGCATCAATGATGTCCGCACCATCAGCCGCCCGCAAGTCCTTGTACACCGACAGCTCATCAAACATCCACTTCCTGGTAATCAACAAGTTGGCAGGGTTTTGAGGCCGCTGACCAAACTTATACCGAGCCCCGTCCGCCAGTGCCTGAGCCATAACACGACTCCGACGGGGGCGGAAACGGACCCGGTTGCCAAAAACATCAGGAGGCGCACGCTGGGGAGCCACAACCTCATCCAAATCCTCCCGAAAAGGTGCATCAACAGATGCCACAACAGAAGAAGCCAACCTATCAACCCGCCGTTTCTTGAGCAGGCCACGAACTTTATAAACAACCCACGGGACGGGCGCAAGGCCACAGGCAGATGCTAACGTGGTGATCAAAGCAATCTCAATAAAGGGCATGTTGTAATCAGGTTGGGGGAAAGGTGAGAGACACCACCTGCTAACGACTTTGTTTTAATTGAGGTATCAACAGCATCTCTCAATCCGTGAAAGTCACGGAACTTTGGGAAGTAGCAGATCCCACTGCTCCTGAGTCACACTCAGTCGACGTCCATCGGTAGCGACACCAGACAAGGACGAGGAAATGAGTGTGGTTTTGAGATACGCGCGACGTGACTCCTTCGCAGAAGCCCGCAACTCGCGTTGCTCAGGACAATCAAGTGCTGAGACGGCGCAACACGGGCATTGACAACCCGCCTCACAACTACATGGATTCCGACAACCAACAATGATCTCGCAATAGCACAGACACTGGGAGGCCTTCTCAATGACGCTGTAAGGACAACAGATCGAACAACAC